AAGCATACATGCTGATACAATTAGATCATAACCGGGGGTTAGTTCTAATGTAACAGCTTCTGTATAGCCAGGAACTAAGATTTGTAATCTACCACAGGCAGTATTTAATTCTTCAGAATATACACTTGTATCCACTATCCTCATAATCTTTGTATTGAGGGTATCTGGAATATCAAGACTAAGTATGTGTTTGTTTGCCATGATTGTAAAGATACTACGTACCTATATATAATTTAATGATAAATTACAAATAAAAAAAGGGGAAGATTTCTCCTCCCCTTCTTTTTTATGATACGCAGCTAATATTAGCCTAATTCTTCCAAACTTACTGGGCTACCAGCAGCAGTCAAAATTGCTCCAAAATCAGTTGCAAAATCAGAGGCAGCAGCACTTGCAAAAGTCAAGTTAGCAGCAGCCACACCACCTACAGACAAAGTATCTACGGTAGCAACCAATTCCAACAAGTACTGGTCATTATCAAAAGTTCCAGTTGGGTTGTTGAAACGAGGTACACTATGCAATACATAGAATCTACCATAAGTACCAGTACGGCTGATTACATCCAAAGGTGCACCACCCAAAGTAATCTCACGAATACGTGGATCATCATTCCAGTAGTTCTGACGGTACATTTCTGACAAAATCAAATCACGTACTACAGTCTCACCAAAACCTTCACCTTGCTTACCTAAAACAGGTCCTAAAGCAACAGATCCAGATGGGTCACCAGATACACCAGAACCACGCTTAACGCACAATCCAGTAAAGATACAAGGATCACCAGTCTCATCTACTTCAGAAGCATAAACCTGAATAGGCTCTTTCTCAAAGTAATCAGTTGGTTCAAATGAACAATCATTAAACTTAGTATCTACATAAGCACCTACTAAGATAATACCTGCACATACATCAGCAGGATCAGCACCTGCTGGTAAAGTGTAAGAATTCCAAGAAGTAGAAGAATATGTAGTACCATTAATACTAAAGCTTCCACCATCTTTAGTCAAGTAAGACCAAGTAGCAGCTACTGGATTGTATACGTTTACTACTGGGAATACAAAAGGAGAGAGGATAGGGTTAGCATCATTGTAAGGAGAAGTTTGAGTACCAGCAATTTGCTTAGACCAACCAATCATAACCAAAGCAGGATTTACTTCACTAGGAGTAGTGCTATCGCAGCATCCAGTGTAATAAGTAAGAACTTGGTAAGCATTGTGGTTTAAGAAACGCAAAGCTGGGCTACCTTTAATATCAATACGCAAATAGTAAGTCTCACCACACAAGAAGTTAGGGCAAGCACAGCTATAAGGAGCAGCTTCAGTAACATCAGTTTGTCCAATGTGTACTACAGACTGGTTAGCAGTCTTAGGAGCAGAATAGTAAAAACCATTAATGTACTTAGGATTAATAGCTTTAGACTTCATACTCTCAGAGTAACCACCATGGAATGGTCCTACTTTATCAGTAGCAGGGGTTAAGCTAGAAGAAGCAATGATAAAAGGTGCAGTAGTTGCTACACCAGCTAAGTTAGCATAGGTCTTTGCATCATAAAGACCAAATACTCCCAATACGGCAGTAGAGCCAGTCAATTGGGAAGCAGTGGTTCCAGCAGCACTGGTGAACTCACCAATACTTGGGAACACTTTCCGGAAGGCATGATTAAAATACATAGTTTTGTTTGTTTATAAAAATATACAACTTTAATATAATTAATTATTTCAAGAAAAGCAATTTATATTTTGTAGAATTTATAAGGGCTTTGATTTCATCCATTGTATTAATAATACTTGAGCAAGTCATCATACTCTGAACTTTACCAACCTTGTCATACATTACACGTAAATACTTAATTGCTTCTTCTGGAGTTCTTAATGCAGGAATATCCATTTGATCTGGATAAGGAAGTAAGGTCTCTTCTTTACCTTGATATTGTTCTGCCAATGCATCTGCTCTATCAAGGATCTCATCATAAAATTCATTAAGAGCTTTATGGGCTGCATAACTTGTAGTTAAAAGATGAGTGATATGAGTTTTAGTGGATGAATGTAGCATCTCATAAATTAAATCAGCAACAGCTTTATGTGCTGAATTAGAAAAGCTAGGTCTCTGTAATTTATTTGTGATCATAATTAATTATTTCTATCTGCTTGTTGCATTCCCCTTTGATATTGATTTGCAGATTCAATATCACCAGCCAAAATACTTGCTGCTTCATCTATAATTAACTCAGTAACATCATCTTTAAATTCACATGTTACATCTGCTAAAGATGTAAGACCTGTATAAGGATCTATTGAACCGGCTATCTGTATATAGCGGGGTAATCTATAATATGTAAGAGTAGGATTTATAATGTCAAATTCACCAGCTGTATAGATTCTAACTCTATTATTCATAAGGGTACAGAATGTCTCACCCCATTCATAACTAGGAGATCTAAATTCATCATCTAGTAATTCATCAACATTAGCTTCTTCTGCTAAATAGATTGTCATACTATCTTGTGGACAGCATTCATTCTTAGCAAGAGCACTAACTCTCTTATACTCCATAAAATCAGCTGGAAGCTCAGTGCTTTCAAAGTATGTGTCATATTGGAAACCAGGCAAAGGTATTTGTAACAATAATCTCTGGATATCATCTATCCTTCTTTTAGAGCCTTCATCACCTTCTTTATACTGATTACCCCCATGCAATTGTCTTCTAACCCATTCAACCTGGGCTTTATTAAAAGCTTCAATAATCTGCCAGTCCTCTAGATTATCATAATCATTAGAGTCTAACTTGTTAAGCCTCTGCTTAATTTTTAATTGGAGTATTTGATTATTCATAGTTAATATAAGTTAAGGGGAGATATACTCCCCTTTTTCTTACTTTTTCTTCATGGTTTTTTTAGCCATAGTTTTTTTAACTGTACCGCCCATTTTCATGTAGCCTCCCATAATAGAAGATTCACGACCAGTGGGTTTACCTTTTGGTACACCTTTAGAGAAGTTGGGTTTAGATTTTTGTGCCATAATTATTTCCAGTGTTTTTCTGTTCTATCTATAATTTCATCAGAGATCTGTTGATTTAATGGATTCTTCATGTATTCCACTACATCGCTTGGATTTCTTCCTAACATGGTACTTGAACTAAGATGATAAATAAATCCATCAGGCTTAGTTACAATATACTTATAAACTGTTGCATCTTTGATGATTGCTCTTAGTTTTAAGGTAGTCATTTCATTTTCACAAACTGCCAAAAACTTCTCAGCACACTTCTTCTTATCTCTTTCTACTGTCTCACCATTGATATATCTATCCATGTTATCATACATGATATCATTTGGTGTAGACTTCTTATATTGTGTACCCTCAATATCAAGGATTTTAGCAACATAAAATAACTTGTTTGGGTTCTTGTCAAACATCTTTTGAAGTTCAGCAAGAGCTTTGTTACGCATTTTCTTGCTTTCAGTTTTAACAGTTACTGTCTCTTCAAGCTTATCTAAGTAGAACTTAGGTGGTTTACCAGCAGTTCTTGCTTTTTCATAAGATGGAGCTACAATATAAAAACCACCAGCTTCAATAGCATAGAGTTTAATAAGGTCATAAGGATCTTCAGTAGGATTTAAATATACTGGATCATTACCAACCCTTATTAAAATCTTACCCCAAAACTCATCATTGTTTGGTTTTAATAATACAATCTTGTTCCAAAACTCAGGATCTTCAGGATCAACCATATTTGCAGCTAACTCTTTTTCTAGCTGAGATACAATTCTTCTGATCTCTTTAATTTTGGCTTGGCGCTCTTCTTCAGGTAATGCTTTTACTTCAGGAGCAAATTCATTTAACCCAGTTAAATAGCGCTTAATCCCATTAATTTCAAGACAAGATAACTGCTCTTCATGGAATACACCATCAAACAGAGACAAGCCATAATTTTCTAAACCCATATTTTCAATGTTGGGATTGAAATAGGGTTTAATGCTCATAGTACCTTTCTTGTTTTGTTGGTACTTTTCTACAATTGTTACACTCATTGGTTTATAAATTGGTTGGTTTTTTAATATTTCAAATATATTAGAACCCGGTAGAAGTTACAAACTTCTTTTTCAGGTGTACCACCGGGTTGATTTTTAATCAAGTACTAGGAAACTAATCTTGAATAAATTGTTAAAAGCATTAGTTGGGTGAACATTGTAAATTCTAATTACAAAGCTACCATTATTAATTGAATCTAATGTAAATACTGGAATACCAGCACCAGGATGTACTGCAGTCAATAATACTTTTGAAGCAGAAGTAACCTTACTATTAGTTACAGTAAAAGCTACATTTGATCCAGCAGCAGTAGTTGCAGAAACAGTGGTGATTACACCAGCATAACTATCAATAGTTACACCACTAGTAATTGCTACAGTCTGAGTAACAGTAGCAGTGTTGCCAGTTAGTTTATTAACTTCATCTACAATTTCATTGATATGTCCAAATTTAGCTAAAGACATAGCAGCTCCATCAATCAAAGCTGGATCAGGAGATAGTGGGATAAATTTATTTAGTGCCATTTTTATAAAAAATTAGTTTAATTTTTAAAGTATTATTTTGTTTTCAAATCATTATATCGTTCTTGGTACAAGTGATCCATTCCAGAGAAGGTGTGTCTTCCTACTCCTTCAGGAAATACCTCGTAAATCAATAAATCATCGTTCAGTTGACCATCAAATAAAATATCAACGGCAAACAATTTATCAATCACCCCTAATTCAACAAAATGACAATTCTCTAATTTGGGTTTGATTTCTTCCCACTTATCTTGCGGTAATTCAAATTTTGCAAATATCATATCATTATGTTGTTAAGGTTGTGCAATCTGTATCACTTAAAGGTGTGGGGTATAGTGCCATTGCTTGGATGAATTTGGGAACGTCTCCTCCGCTTCCACCCATCAATTGAAGCAATGTCGCAGTAAACGAAATATTAGAAATACGTTTTACACCATTTACAAAAACATCCGCAGTTGAACCATCCCATTTAAATGCTATCTTCACATTGTCCGTCAAAGTTGCATAACTACCCTGAACAACATTTGAAACAGACACCTCAATTATCAATCTTGGCGTTCCAAGCACATTCCTTATTTTAAATCCATCTCCAAAAGGAATAGTCGTACTTAATGAAATGCCATCAGTAGCACTATCTCTATTGTACGCCACATTATTTTTTAATTCAACATACCAAGTACCCCCACTTGCAGAAATTAACCCATTGGTGTAAATGTTGTTGCGGGTGAATGTATCTACCAATCGTGTTGCTGCGGCATTGGTTGTATCTATCCAAGTTGTTGCGTATGCACCAAGTTCTAATTGTGGTGCTGCTATGCGAATAGTGAAATCGTAAGTGTTGCCGATGGTTAAAGCCCCACCAACTGCATTGTTAATTCTTGCCGTTGAAGCGTTAGTGTTGGTTCTTGTAAATATATTTCGAGTTAGCGTTGATGATATTGTTATTGTCTGTGTACTTGTCACTAAATTGATTCCCAAACTATCACTTTCTCTGATATAATTTTGATATGAGTTTGGCGGTGTAGGTGCAGCAATTTCTTTAATCCAAAAAGAACTTGCCCAACTTTGTCCGCTTGATGCAACAATTTGTGTAGTTGTTTCAAAACGCATCTGCAAAGTTGTACTTGTTGCAATACCACTAAATTGTACATCAATGTAAGGCAATCCATTTTCAGTTCCAACGTCAACAACAGTTCCTGTTAATCCACCACCTGCTATTGCCCAGTTCGTAGGCAAAGTGCTTGGCGAAATACTCGCACCTTGCATAGTGCTATTACGCAAACTATTCGTCCTCTGTGGCTCTAACAACAAGGCTGGGCAACTACCATACATATACGATAAACGCGGTACGTTGGCGGCAACTTGGGAAATATCACCATTTGCCAAAGTCCTATTTGCTACGCTATTTCTTGACCAAGTTAAATCGCCATTGCCATTGGCGGGTAATTCAGCATAGGCAACACCTTCTTTGTATCCGCTTGGTATTTGCAAAAAACTAGCTTGGCTTAATAAATAACTTGGATTAATGCAGTTTAATGATTCTGTAGTACCGCCATCATTAGCAACCCTAGAAGCAAATACCCTAGCTAAACTTTGCATTTTTGCACCAACAAAACTAAATACAGCAAACATAATTTATACTCCTGTATCTCCGGTTAAAATCAAATTAGATCCAGTTCTTATTATCGTAATTACAGCCCATTGGCCTGCGCTTTTAGTATTTCCTAGTCTATTCCTTAAAGTTAAACCACTTCCAGCACTAATAGTACATTGGTTTGCATCTTGCTGAATAATAGTTAAAGAAAATCCATCTGGCACCGTATTATTAGCTGAAATAGTTACAGCTCCGGTAACATTGTAAACAGTACCATTATAAGTAGCAGCATTAGCAGAAGTAATAGTTAAAGCTCCCCCGCTTCCTATTGCACTTGAAAAATTTTGTAAAATTGCACCCTGAGCATTTATAATCCCGGAATTAATAACTAATATATTAGCAAATGATAAATTACCAGAACCATCTGTTATAATTCCTTGATTTGCACTACCAGTTGTTGTTGGTAGTGTTAATGTGTAAGTTGTTACAATATTTGGAGCTTTGATTGCTACATATCCAGAGCTTACTCCTAAAAATCTAAAATCTGCAGATACTGCAGTTGTACTTGTAGATAAAAATAATTTAGAAGCATTTCCAGAACTATCAGTTATAGCTCTAAGTGTTGTGGTCATAGGACCAGAACCAGCTAACTGAAGACTATCAGGAAGTACATAACTATTGATATAATCAATCATTTCATTAAGGTGACCAAATCTAGCCACCTCAAAGTCCTTTGAATTTCTAATAAATCTGTCAGGGGACTGTGGTATAAATTTTTCCAGTGCCATGGTAATAGTGTTCTATTATAATATACTTAATATATTTCTTATTATCAACTTACTTTTTTCTATATATGTAATCAAAAAATATTGTAAAAGTAAAAGTCCATGCTATATAATACACCAACCAGTCCACAGATGAAGATATAATAGGGGTGTATAAAACTATAGCATATACTATACAAAGAATCATCAAGGCCTTAATAAAATGCCAGGCATCTGTCACCCATACAAATATTGTAGAGCTGTATGGAAATCTTTCTTTATATCTAGGATAAAATCCAAAGTACCACCAATTTTTTTCAGGAGCTTGTAGTGGATCAGCCCATTTCCATTTCCAACTCTCTTGAGGATTCCACCAAGAAGAATTAAAATTTGAAAATATAGAACTACTATATCCTGTAAAAAGGATATCCATAGCTGCATTTAATGCCCCGGTTATTATCATTAACAATAAAGAGATCATTCTTCATCCTCCATTTCTTGCTGCATGATTTTCCGGTTCTTCTTTGTAATGTTATTCCCAATAATTATTCCTACAAGAATAAAAGCAAGGAATGTAAATAAAATTATTTCTTCCATATATATAATTTACAATGAATTATCTAATTCACCTGTAAATTTTTCTTTTAAAAACTTTTGATAAATATCATACTTACGTTGAAGGTATATAGTGGCATCTTTGTATAAATAGTCAGCAATCTTAATTGCATCTTGTCCATAGTATGATATTTGGTACAAATTTTTACCATTAGATTTAGTGGGAAATTTTTCTTTTATATCTATATAACTAGTACAAAATATTGCAAATTCAAAAATTGTTTCTAATGTACCACATAAAGTAATATGACCCGTATTATCTTTTCTCCAATAAACACCACCATCACCATCTATACAACCACGCCAGAAATCACGGGAATGTTTTAATAATTCATGCGGTACTATACTTGTACTTTTATTATGTGTAAAACCTAATTCTACAAGTTTATCTCTAAGTTGTTTAGAATTAACTCTTAATCTAGAGCAATCACCTTTATCTTTTTTAATTTCACGGGTTGTACCTAGAAACTCTTTAAACTTATACAAATGATCTATATCCTCATTATGTAAAGTAAGATCAATAGATGCTTCTTTTTTCTGCTCTATATGACCATCTGTAAATATCATACCAATCCAGTATAAAGATTCTGGAGTTAGTTCATCAAAAACATGATGATTAATTATAGTGTTTTTATTAATATGCTGCTGTTGGGATTTATCCCGGTAATCTACACCAGCTTGTTTAAGTAATTCTCTAATAGTTTTGCGGGTAAGTTTAAGATGTGTCTCTATATAAAGTTGAGACTTACCCTGGTTATATAATTCAATAACCTCTTCTAATTGTTTCTCTCTTGCTTTTTTTCTTTCTACATCATAGTCTATACCGCAAGATAGTAAGACTTTTTTAACAGTTGGTTGAGAGGAAGAAGTGAGCTTACATATTTCAGTAAGCATCACTCCCTCATCATACAACCTTTGGATTTCTTCTTTTTTAGTATTTGTTGTCTTGTACATCAGTACAAATATACAACAATGTTATTAAAAATCCAAACAATGATCAGAACGAACCTCCCGTAATTGGGTTACGCATAACAATCTTCAACACCTTAGTGGGGTCTTTCACCCAGATAGCAGGCATTGTTTGAGACATCATTACACGGTATCCATTGAAGTTACCAGAAGACTGGAAGCCTTGGCTACGGCCCATATAGTCCATAGTACCATTCTGATAGAACCACTTCAATTGGTTATCCCAGCTCAACTTCAACATAAAGATGTTATCATTTACGTTATCAGTGATATCAAAAATGATGAAGTTATAAGAAGACAATGGGAAACCATCAATGATTGGGTTTTCAATATCGTTAGTATGCAAGTTGTCAAAAGCAGGGTTAAGAACAAACTTAACATTAGCTAAGAAAGGAATTACGTAGCTAGTGTAAGCAAATCCAAAGTTCAAATCCATACCTTTACCAGTGATAGCTCCGATATCAGCAGCTTGAATTAACAAACCAGACTGAATAGCTTCTTTCTTGATAGCTTCATTAACCATCTTCATACCACCCAAACCAGTTTGTACAATCAACTGACGCTTAGGATCTGGACCCTGGAAGTCAACCTTACCAACATAGAAGTTGTAGATTTCACCTTTGAACAAATCCAAGTTAAAGCTAGACTTGTTGTATACACGCTTAAAGCTGTTGTCCAACTGCTTCCAAAGACCCACAGACAAGCGGATATCATCTGGACCATCTTGCTTAATACGTCCACCTTGTCCCCACATCAAGTAGGTTTCAATGTCAGTAGCAATCTTGGTCAAGTGAGCAGCTTCCATGTTAGTCAAGAAAGTACGAGTCAAGTTACCATTATCAAATGCACGCTTAACTGCATCTTTACCCATGATCTGAACCATAGATTCCAAGCTAGTAACAGAAGGATCCATAGTCTTATCAAAGTTACGCCAGATCTCAGTTACAGGAATAGTACCATCAGCATTCAAACCACCCTTCAACATCAAGTCAGCACGAGAAGAGATAGAGTAGTGAACGTGAGCTTCAGCACCACCTACAAAGTTGTAGAATTCACGGAAGCCAGCACCATACTGTCCAATGTCAGAGAAACGCTCACCATATTCACCACGAGCAGAACCCTTACGGAACATCTTAGTTCCAGGAGCTAAGTATTTAGCTTCTAAAGCTGCACCGTTGCTGTTGTTTACTAACTGTACAGTGTAGATGAAACCATCACCAGTTGGAAGAATATCATCAGCAGTGATGTACAATTCCAAACCATTGTACTTGTCATAAGTGATAATATCACCATGTCCAAATACACGCTTGTTAATTTTAATTTGGAAGGTAGTACCATCAACACCTAAAGAAGGATAAACTTCTTCATTTGCATACAAGTCAGTTACAATGTAAGGAAGATCCTGAGCTACAGGAACTGACCATTTGTACTCACCACGTGCATTGTCTACGTTAATGATGTTTTTACCTCCAAAGCTGGAGAATTGATACAAAGGCATTTCTACCTTTTGTGACATAGCCCAAATATCTACAGGACCCAAATCCATGGGTTCAGCAGACTTAAGCATGTTTACTAAGTGGTATGAATCCACGTGAGAACTAGCTTGGTAGCTGGTATCACGAAGGAATATACCATTGTTTAAAACTGGAGTTGCCATAATTTATTTATTGTTTAAATTGTGTTTTTTTTAAAATCTTTTAAATATGTTTGTTTGTCTAGGAATCTTTCTGCTAGATTTTTGTTCCTCTTTTTCTTCAGGAACACTAGAAGAAATCTTCTTAGCTTGTTCTGTTTTTAATTGTCTTACTGTATTCTCTACAGCCTTGTTTTTACCTTGCTCCATGATCTTAGATCTGTAACTTTCTGGATCAGAAAGTAACCATAAAGCTTCAGCTACAAGAGAGTAGTTAGGCTCTACAAACTGATGCTTCTCTAAAAGATGTCCTAACAAGTTAGTATTTCTTCCAGAGATTGATGGATAAGCAGGTTGTACAAGACCAGCATATAACATATTCTGAGTCTTCTTATCTAACTTTAATCCATTCAATTCACCAGGTTGAAGTGCTTTGTATACGTTGTCCATATATGCAGCAGCTGCATGTTCTTGCTGTTGCTTCATTGATTCTTGTTCAGCAAGTTTTTGTGCAAGGATCTGCTCCTGCATTTTTTCTAACTTTGGTTTAAACTTGTTTGCTTGTTGCTCAAGTTTACCAAGATCTTTCCAGCTATTGATTTCTTCATCAATATCCTCATCTGTTCCAAATCCTGTAGCTAACAAGTAGGATCTTACAATACCTTCCTGATCCATCTCATCTGTAGGATCAAGGGCATTCACTGTTTCCACTTGAGCTAAGGCATAGAACAAACCTTTTAAATCTTGACCACCATCTGCTACATATTTTGCAGCCACTTGAAGTTCTTCAGGTAAAGCTTCAAAAAACTCTTTAGGAGTTGATTGCTTAATCTTGTTTTCTCTCTCTTCAAAGTTAGCCTGTAGAAGTTCTTTCCAGTCATTCATACTGTAATCTTCTAAAGACTTGTCATCCTCAAATGGTATAATTAATTCATCTTCAATTAATTTATTAAAGATTTCAACCATTCCACTCTTGTCAACTTTTGGTCTTCCTTTTGAACTAGAAGTTTCTTCTTCCTCTTCTTCAGGTATACCTAGAATGTCATCTACAATTTGTTTAGCAGCATCAGGTGTAACCTGTTTAGATGTGCCTTCTTCCTCTTCAGTCTTGTCTAAGAACGTAAGATCAGTTTTAGGTGATGAAAACACCGTTGGTTTTTTTTCTTCCTGTGGTAGAACAATACTGTCTGCCCCAGGTGCTCCACCAAAGATATCATCAATGTTGATATCAACTTGGCTTACGCTGGTTTTAGTTTCACTCATATAATTGTTGGTTTTGGTTTCAAATAAAATATAATATATAAACTTTAAAAATTTGAGAATATAAAGGCATTTTTAGTAATATAACGCTATTACTTTTTATTATCCTTTATATCATACTTATTTTTATTAGTTCGGGCTATTTCCAACTCTTTATTGGCAATATCTCTTTGAGTGGCAAGCTTCTCTCTTTCTATAGCTGTACGCTCATTATTCATGGTCTCTCTAATACCTAGATCTTTATTTTTTAAATCCATTTGTTGCTGGAATTCATTAGATCTGCGTATCTCTTTTATAGCATCTTGATAATCAGAGACCATGTTCTTGTTAATATCAACACCAGAACCATATCCAGCAGCTTTAATCTCAGCAACTAACAAATCTTTCTGTCTGTCCTTCTCAGCTTCTGCAGCATCAAATTCCATCTTCATTCTTTGTTCTTCAACTCTAGCATTGATTTGCTGTTCTTGCATAGCTTGTTGCTGCTGCATTTCTTGCTGACGTATAGTCTGTTGCTTCTCTTCAGCAGATTTCAAGATATGTGTTACCTCTGCAATAGACTCAGACTTAATGATATTACCTAAATCATAGATACTAGCACCAGCTGTGTTGTTTGTAATAGCCAATTGTTTTAATTGCTCTAATACAGCTCTATGGTTTGTCTTTGTAGTGCAGAAAATATTAAAATCTCTAAGCAATAGATCAGTACCGTTTATCTGGAAGTTAACCTTCTCATCACGTGTAGTAACATACTGCAATCTTATAGAAGGTTTATTACTCTGATAATATTGTGCCAAATCTGTACGCATTTGATGTACTCTTGGCATTAGATAATCACAGTGATTTATAAAGTATGTTTCTGTCTGTGCATATGAATTAGACACTGCTATCCTTACACCGGTAGCTGTTGCTTGTTCAACTTGCTCTCCAAGACGCTGAGGTGTAATACCTATCACTTCAAAAGCCTGCTGTTTAAAATACTGGGCTAATTGAATTCTTGATAACAAACGCTGAGTCTGCTCCAGGTTCAACACCTGATAGTGCTGGAAGTTAAGAGCATTCTCTGTGTTAGTAATAGATGTATCCAATGGTAACATCTGGAAGTTCTTCATTGCTACATATGCTTTAGCAAGATTGTTTTTACCCCAATCTTCCCCTAATGAATGTCTTGGCAATGCATTCTGATCCAGCATGATAACAGTTCCTAGTTCATCCACTAGAATATCTGCTATCTGGTTGTTAACAATATTATATCCAATCTGGAAAGGTTTCATTAAATCTACAAGAGATGTAGATCTAGTGTTTCTATCTGAGAATACAGATCCCTCTACAGGTAGTTTACAACCATACAGTGTGGTATCTCCTTTAAATTGGAAAGGTATGCGGCCAGGTCTGTTATTACTCATACCCAAATAGATAGGATTAATACCACCAGCATTGTTATTCATTCCAAAATAACCTGGATAGTTTGGTCCAATCTTTACACCACCCCAAACTTCATTAATCCAAATCCAATCAACATGCTCACCAGCTATAAGATTCTCTTTAGTTTTACGCTTCATTAATCTGGTGTCATATATAGGTTTCATAGTAACCTTGTAGCTTTCATCTACAACATCCTGTATAACCTGTCCATCTTCATCTACCATAGTAAGATGGCCTACTTTACGCTGAGACTTCCAATATATTGTTGAAACCCTCAACATATCTGTATTTTGATAATCAATATAATCCTCTGACTCAGAAAGAATATACTGTACAATATCTTGACCACCTAAACCACCTTGATCCCATACAGACATGTACTGTCTATATTGTAATGATGGCATATTTGTGTTCCACTCATATGATTTAGTTGAATCATAATATGAACCATCATTCTGATATCCCTGAATAGGATATCCAGCTGCTCTTGTAGGATATATAGCCTCTAATGATCTTAATTCTTCATCAGTCATTAAATAACCATACTTGTCTATAATATCAGCCACGGTAAGCATTTCAATCTTACCTACCCAGTTACCCTGGGATATATATCTAACATCTGGAGATTTATGATAGAATGTAAGTAATGGATTCCATAACTCAACTTCATAATCATCCTCAGTCATTCTAAAATGCCAGAACTCTCTATCAGTGATAAGCATATCTCTAAATGCTCTCTCCTCAAGTTCATCCATTCTAAATCTTTCTTCATCTACTCTGAATTGATGCTCTGCCCATTCTTCAAGCATAGATCTGTAATCTTTCTTAAAGAATTGTTCTATCTCAGGTAAAGTTTTTACTTTCTCTATAGATAGAGCTTCCTGTATTTCAGGGTCTTCAGGATTAGCCCCCATTGCAAGCATATTAGCAGCTATCTTAGCTTGAGCTTCAGACACTAATGCTTGTTCTACCATCATCCTCTTCTGTTCTAAAAGCTCATTATAAGATCTTTCATCAACTGTCCTGAATGATACCTTTGTATTTCTTTTAGCAAACTCTGATACTAATACATTAATTACGTTAGGAATAATAGGGTAGAATTTTAATTCCAATGCTGATGCATCCTCTTTTGTAAGAACATCTATTAAATCAGCATACTCCTGATCTTCCTCTACAATATAATCTGTACGATCAATAATACCTTTAGCAAGTTTATAGTTTTTAAGCAGTCTTCTAGCATTTCTACGCATCTGCTTCATACCCTGCCATTCTAACCAATCAAGATTCCAGGCAGTCCAGTCATCATCTTTCTCCTCTCTGGGTAAAAACTGTATAGGTTGAGTCAAAGTACTCATCCTATTATACTGTGTTTTTGCTCCGTTCTTGAGCTGAATAGCGTTAAATAACTGCATAGTCTGTTACACTTGTATTAGGGTCATTAATAACATCTTTCATACTATATACATTCTCATCTGTCTCATAGCAAAGATAGGAGATAGTTATAGTCATTTTCTTTAAACCTGTAGAAGTTATGTAGTAATTCATTTTACCTTAAGTTTTTAAACCCACTTCTGGGTGGTCTTTTAAGTGATGAAACACTAGAATTTCCAATATGCCTAAAAGCCCCTACTTTTAATTTATATAAATCTTTTGACTTATCCAAACTTTCAGAGTTTACTTCTCTACGTTTTACATACCCTCTGTTTGACTCTTGTATACGTATAAAAGCTATAAGTGCAGTGAAAGCTACAAGTCTATCCACGTTAAGTCCTTCTCTATAAGCTAACATTTCTTTTAATAACATTGGATCCGGTATTCTTGTTACACCATATGTAGTGTGAACTACTGTACCATCCTCTTTTGTCTTTACATCCATCTCTTCTCTCAAGAACTCAATTGCATAAGAGATCATATGTGCTTTAAATAAATTTCCAGTGTTTCTCCAACCATATTCCTGATACACACTTGAATTTGCTCCTAAGTCCTTGAGAAACAACATCTTATCCTTTGTAACAAGGTAGCGTTGTTTTCTCTGAGATATCATATATTGAATAAACAATGACACGTTATTTTCCACAACTGTCTGTGCATTGTACCATTCAATGATCATCTCTAATCTTTCATGTGTTTTTTTGATATCATCAAATCTACCACACCAAGCTGCTATAATCTTACCTTGTTCTACATAAGTTTTCTGCTCTCCACCCTCTTCCTGCAATACTTCAATAGTAGATTTATATACATAAATAGAGCAAAGAGAATCAGAGGTAGTGGTCTTACCTTCTCCCACTGGGTCAATAGAAGCGTAATACATACCAAAACTAGGGTCTTTGACAGGTCTTTCCCAAACAACAAGAGAGCCTGTTTTGTCCTCTGTTTTTTTAGAGATTGGGAATTCTGAGATTGGCAACTTACTTGATTCTTTTGCCGTAATTTTTCCATGTTCATCTTTGTATAATTCTAAGAGTTCATATGCATATTCTTTATCCTCTATCCTTTTCAACTGTGATTGCACTAGATGTATAGGAAATATAGACTCCCTTCTAAATGCAAATCCCTCTTCTATATTTGTTGGTTTCTGAGATATACGCAGTTGGTATTTATCTGGTTCTAGATCTTTCTTCCATTTTAATCTCTCTTCTTTAATAGCTTCTAAAGCTTCTGGTACTTGTGAATTACCATAATCATCTATATATGGAGGCATAGACCATTGTTCAGGAATAAATAATCCTGATAACCCTATAGTGTTGTTCTTATCTAAAAGATCTGTCTCTACGGCATAGATATCATTTTCCTGTGGATTAAGGATAAAATTCTTTAAGGGTTCACATTGATCTAGATCACCCACAGATCCTGCTGCTATAAACAAACCAGTGGTAATCATCCCTGATTGCATAGCAGGTCTTAAATATTCATATGTCTCCCCCATCTTAGGGGCAATACCTGCTTCCTCATGAAAAAAGAATTTACATGGACCCCCTACACCCGCTGTTGCTGATTTCTCAAATGACAATCCTTGTAGTGTACCTTTCAATCCTACATCCTGTTTTCTATTCCCTTTTCTAACCTCAATCTTTTGCTGCCATAATAGCACCTTATCTGGATTCATAGGTCTGTACCATGCAGTGTGTCCATTTAAGAAGTTGGCATATTCATCTAGAAACTTCCAGGTTCCTTTATCATTAATATAATCTTTAAGACTTGCCCCAATCTTTAATGTCACCCCTTCATCAAACCATATAGAATTTATTAATTTTCCAGCATGAAAGTATGATGAAGCTATCTGCCGTTTTTTAAATATAGCGGCATGCTTATAATACAACTCAGCAAGTATTTCATATAGGGCCATATGATACTGTGCATCCCTAACTTTAGCAAATCCAAATTTATTCTCTTCTTTGTCAAAGATTGGGAGGAAGTTAAGCCACATATAATAATCTCTTGTAAGATACCATACATTCTTACCATCCTTAAACAACACACCTTTTGTACAGTATTCTTTCTGTCTATCCCAGTAAGCTATGAAGTCTTTAGATTTAAACGGGGCATCACAATAATACCCCTGTTTATTAAATATTCTAGCTTGTTCATTAAATAGGAGAGATGTCTCATTAAAATTATACTGACCTGGCTCTTTAAATAATGTATGTACATACTCTCTCCATTCATTCCTGTTAGAGAACTCCGTGTATGTATATTCACCTTTATCCCAGGTTGGTATAATTATCTCACTCATTAATTAGATTCTTTGCTTTTTCTGGATTACCTTCTCCCTTCATAATCATAAACAAAAGGGTGTCAATTGTAGGACTAGTGATAAGGGATTTGCATTCTCCACCTGTCCCAAAATAATTTTCTTTGTCATCCCTTAAAAAAGCTGACCATCTGTTGGTGTAATCATTAAAATGAAATAACCAATTGTATAAATACTTTGTTTCCATAGTTATTGATCATAAGCTAATCCAATATTTCCTCTAACTTGGCTTTGTTGTTCTTCAGCCAAATCTTTATATGCCCCTTTAAATGATTCCCTAATTTGTTGGAATTTAGCAGCGGCATTCACTAAAGCTGTGATGTTACCATCTCTACCATGTTCAATAGGTGTTGACTCCATATACCGGGCCAATCTATCCAACATAGTCTTTATACCCATATACGCTCTATATGTAGGGGTCTCATATAATTTCCTGCATGTTGCTAATGCCTTTATCACTAGATCATCCTCTAATGAAAAATCAACATCCACTTCATTACAAACAATCTCTTCCTTCTCATGTTCAGGAACATTAAAAAAAGGATTAAGATCTGGATTGGGACATGTCATATAAAACAAATATGTGTAGATCTTAAGATGATCCTCTGGATATTCTTCCATTATATCCTTCAAACTCTTAATTGTATAGCAGTGTTCTGTTGCCACCACTTTTCCGTTTTGTATATCAAATAATCTGACTAGCATCTTGGTAATGTTTAATTAAATTCACCACTTCATCTTTCAAATAAGGGAGATCATAAGGTACAATCTTCTTTACAAGTGGTTCTCCGTTTTCATCCAACTTAGTAATAGGGTTCCCATATTTATCATTTCCCTCTGTATAAAATAACACGTGGTGTATAGTTAGTTTTCCTGGTTTTAATTTTGGGTTGTGCTTTAAGATAATATACATATATGTGGACAATTGTAAACTATAATGCCAAAAATTACAGTCATCCAAATGACTTACTGGAAAAAGCATTTTCTGACTTATACCCTCCCAATTCTTATATGATTCTTTTTTAATCTCTTTATTCGTTTTATAATCCGTGATGTTAACACATCCGTTTGCCACCTCTACAAGATCTGACTGCCCACATATACCGGCAGACTTGAGGTAGACAAAATGTTCAGGATATAAACCTTGTTCCAATTTCTGGGATGGGGCATACTTTATATCATTCTCAGTAAGAGGTCTAATTATAGGGAGCTCTACACCATATCTATTTATAGTGGACAGTTCTAACAAATCCGCCTCCCTCTGATTGTGATACCAGTTACCCTGCTGTATAGCTCTGTTAGATTCATTATCCCAAGCCTGCAAGATATCTTCAACTGGCATACCATACCACTTAGACTTCTTAGACTTAGCCGATCTTTCCGCTACAGCCTTTGCATCAAAATGATGCTTAAACTTAGATATAAAACTTGTAACACTAATCCAGCTAATATCATCACCTGGATCAACCGATTCATATTTATGATTTTCTGCTTTAAAACTTACACTCATAACTTAGTTAATATTTCATCTTCTTCCTCAGAACTGAGAAGAGCCTGCCATTTACCTTTTGGACACTCAGAGGAAAGCGACCTAGTTTTAAATTTAAGGGAACAACCACAATCTCCACAACAAGGTTGTGTTCCTTCCACTGCACAATTAATCCCGGTAATATCTAAGTACTTACATGTAAGACAAACATTATACCGCTGCTGTGCAATCACCTCTATACTTTCCTGAGTAAAAACATAGTTCTTTACTCCCTCTAATATCTGGGCCCTATTCTCCCATATTGCCTTCACTTTTTCTTTTACGGTGCTCTTTTTTCTTTTCATAATCTTGTTTCATTTGTTCTTCAACTTTCCGCATCTTCTCCAATTTCTCTTCCGTACCCTTATACACATGATACCTTGAAAATATCAAGTTCTCTCTATTTGCCAAATACTCGGTATACCTCCGTAAGTTAATCTGTAAAATATTCCACTTAATATTAAAAGTACCAAAACCATCTATAAGGATATATGGAGAATCTAAAGATGTCAGATTCTTTCTGACTGTCTCCCAATAATAATCCACCACCTTCTTTACAACCTTAGCATCTAAATCAAGATCAGAGTTTGTGATGTTAAGAATTTCTTTGTACTTCTTCGGGTTCAATACTTACAAATTTATAATCTAACAAAATATTACCTTGAGACTGTATGTTCAACTTATCTGACACCTTTATAACCTTCCTACTTTTTCCGGCTTTATCTATAACCCCCATTCTCTCAAATCTGCTAACAGCATTCCTTACAGACTGTGGCGTTTTAAATATCCCTTCATCAGAGGCATGGTTACAAAAATCCGTGAGATCAATCTCAGGATTAAATACTAGCATAGTCAAACATTCCAAATCAGCTTGGCTCACATTAATCTTCTCAAGGTAAAAATGGGTGAGGAGCTGATACCTCACAATATCAGCTCTCTCTAATTTAACCCTTTTACTTACCTGATTAAAAATCATGACTTCTTCAATGTACGTTTAGATAAATTAGGCTCCTGCTCTTCTTCCTCTTCCTCCGGCTCTGAAGCCAACATGTTAGCAATCATAACTTGGTACTGAACTCTCTTAGCCCTCTGT